GGGACGGAACAGGCCGATATGCTCGGTGACGAGGTGCTCCCACGTCTCGCCGGTGGCTGTGATGAGCTTTGTCCCCTGCAGTACGCCGATGCGGGCCATCCTCTCGTAAGCCGATTCTCCGCTGGAGGCGCTGCCTGCCTTGATCTTTGAGTCACCCTTTTCATCCGTGGCATCGGGATACTTCTCCTGTGCAAATTCCTTCTCTAGTTCCTTCGATCGGACTGCGTAGGCCCAATCTTTGAACTCCTGCGTGATGGGGACTTTCCATTCAAGAATGCCGCCGATTTCAAGCAATTCGGCGCCCAGAGGTTCGTTGTTCGAATCGTGCCCATATTTAGGATCTGGATCCGCATCGACAATAAGGCCAACCACTCGTCCGTCCGTGCAGAAGATGTCTGCAGTCTTGATCTGCTTTTCCTTGATGTCGTTGACCTGCTCCACGCGATTTTTGTATTGCTCGGCAATCGAAGCCGCGGTGATGTCGACGGTGCGCTTGGCCGTACGCGGCACCATGTGGGCTCCCACGGGATTCTGAGAGAGGGCTGCCACCAGCGTGCGGAGAAACGCGCTGTAGATGTCGTAGACCTCGCAGTAACGCTCCTGGTCGGTCGAATTGAGGTCACCGCCTTGAAACAAAGGCGCGAACATGTTGGTTTGGAAGTTGAAATAGATATATTGCACCGAGCGCGCGTAAAACCGTTGCTGGCGCGCATCGATGACTTCGGTTCTGCGGCTGTAGATTTCGCGCTGGAGGGCAGATTTGAGGAGATTCTTGAGAACGGTTTGCTTCTGCTCGGGAAGATCGGGGTAACCGTCTCCACCCCAATCGGCATCGAACTTTGGCGCGGGCCCTTGCGTATCTTCGGTCGGCGGTTCGGGCATCACCGCGCTAGTTGACATGAATCTTTTCCTCGATCTGATCCTGTCGCATCCCCATCAGGATCACGACTACGCACCGGCGTAGCGTTTCGCAGCATAACTCCATGCCCTCGTAATTCTTGAGTCCACAGTAAGGGCATTCGATCATCGAAACACCGCCGATATCTTGTGCATTGCGGGCAGCCAGAATCTGATCCTTGACGGACTTGATCTTGGCGCGGCTGCGGATGTCCTCAGCGGTGATCATCCCAGCATGCCGCCTTTCAGCTTACGCCGCGCTTTGGTTTTGATGGTATCCGCCTCGGAAGATGAGATGTTCCCAGCCCGCATGCTGCGCGTTGCACCGCTGATTGCCAGTCGCGCGTGATTCTTGTCCGGCACGGGGAACGATCTACCGGGGCCTGCGAACGCGTTTTTAGGCAGAGAGCGTCTCCTTGCCGTCGATAGCAGGCTCATGGCTTCCTCTTCAAGCGCCGGAGTGCGCCTTCTTTCTTCTCAGGCAGCCCGCTGGTTGGCGTAGCGGCGAACTCGTGCAGCACTTCTTTCGGCACCCCGAGAAGCCCACGATTACGCTTATGGAGCTTCTCGGGAGAGTGTTCAGCAATTGCGAATAATTCTTGTTGCTTGCGACTTTTGGCCGGCATCCAGCACCGCCCTAGTACAGGACGTGCGTCGTTGAGGCGTAAACGGAATTTGCCGCGGCGTTGTAGCTGAACACGCCAGGGGTGCCGCTGTAATCCAGCAACGTGACCAGATTCGACAGCGACTTGTAGGTCACCAGCGTCGTGAGTCCAGCCGCGTGGCCGCCGGCCCATAAGAACCAAGCGGGCGTGAGGGAAACCAAGCCGCCGCCCACACCCTTGCGGTTGTTCGCCGCTTCCTGAACGCCGCCAGAACCCGATGTGATCGGTTCGCCCGCGCTGTGTGCATTGGCGAATACGGCCGTGAATGTCGCCGTGTTGGGAATCGAGGGTGTTGGATTGCTGACAGCGGTAATCACCACAGTCTCCGCAGTCGATCCAAGGCCTACATTCAGAACGCCGTTCACTACCAGCGGCAAAATCACGGTGCCGTCGGCGGCCACACTCTGGCCAAGTTCAACCTGATAGGTCTGCGAGCCGGTTCCGGTGTTGGCGGACGAAAGGGTGAGGGCGTTGACTGAGTTTTTGAGTCCAAAAGCGAAATCCCACGCTGATGCAATTCCATTGCTGACTGATTGGCTCACGGTGTCTCTCCTTACGCCGGATACGTTTCTGTCACGTTCTGGCACGTCATGTCCACTTGTTTGAATTTGTTTTGAGAGTGGCACCCAAGACAAATACGGTCGGGCGGAAAGTTCATGTAAACAATCCCGCAGACCGTGCAGTAGTAGAGTCGGACCACCGTAGCGGCTTGCATAGGCGGTCCGGGGGTAGAGGGCATCACATTCCTAACGCGGAGCCGCCCAGCGACCCCATTGAATTGCCTTCGCTCTCATCGTAGCCGACGCCTTTTTCGCCTTCGGCTCCCTCTTCGCCCATCGACTCGCCGAGATGCTGTTTCATGCCCTCGGCGTCTTCCATGTCGCGATGCTCCGGCTCGCCGCCAGTCTCGACCGAATGCGAACTGCCTGAAGAGCCATCGTGATGCGCGTGGAAGTGTTTCTCGCCCGGTGCGCCGTGTTTGGACGAAAGATGCGCATGCATGTGGCCGATGGTTTCGTGCTCTTCCTGCTTGCCCTCGTGCACAGTGTGAAAAGAGCCGTCGCCGTGGTCGTGGACCTCGGTCATCTTGCCGCCAGATTCGCCCTCTGCCGGCTCCTTCGGCACCTTCTCCCCCAGTTTGGGTTCCTTGGCGCCGTGCGAGCGTGCCACTTGGTCGTTGTGGCGAAACGTGCCTTGTCCGTCAAGCGGCATGGTTCTCCTTTACGCTGTCTGTGCAATCGAAGCCGAGAACACGGCGCTGGTGGTGCCAGGCGTCAGGGTCACGGTAAGGGGCGGAGTTGTCACGGTTGTACCATCGGGCGCAGTTGCGCTCGCGGCTGCTTGGAAAGATGTGCCAGTGTCATTCGAAGGCACGCTATAAACCGCGCTGGTCGTGTCCGCAGATGGCGCGATGGTGACGCTGGGGTCGCTGCAGCTGTACGTCCAGACAGTGGGCGATGCGGGAGGAGTTGCGAGCGGCGCGCCGTTTTGAAGCAGCGTTGCCGCGAAGGTTCCGGTCGAGCCGGCATTGATGTTTCCGATCATAGAATTACCCTCGAAAATCAGAATTGCGGTGTAAACAACATGACTTTCAAGCAGATGGAGTACGCGCTCGATGAGATGTTCGAGGCGTCCAATCCTGCGGTAAACTTCGCGTTCAAAATCGTTGCTCATGCGGCTGGAGGCTTAATCCAATCGTTCGCCGGTTCCGTGTAGGGAACAAATGGCTTCAATGGTCGACCCTCGGAATCGAGGCCGCCCTGTACGAAGGCGTGTGCCGTGGATCCAACACCAGGCTGAGGTCCGACGCCATAGGAGCCGGGGTAATCCGTGCCATCGCCGGTCTGTGTCCAGTTGTCGTGGTCCGCGCCATAGCGTCCTGTGCCTGATCCGTCGGCAATTTCGCGGGCGCTGTTGATCGTGTTCAGGTTTGTATCGAGCTTCGCGTTTTGGGCCTGTAGATGGTAATCCGTGCCGTGCGCCAAGCCTTCTGGCGTGGTTTCCGCGATAATCAGCGCACGAAGTGCGTTCTCGCGGCCCTGAACCACGATGTTCTCTGCTTTTGCGAGGGTGATGATCATTTCAATTGACATTCAGCTCTCCATTGCCTTGATGTTGTTGGCGGTGACCTTGGCTTGGTGATCAAGAGGAATCTTACTCTTCTGCTCTGCGATGTGACGCATTTCCGCGAGTCCGCGGCGGCGCTTGTCTATAGGCTTAGGCGACTCTCCCCTGACGTCACCTGGAACAGCTTCTAAAGGAGAGTGAATCTCGGGGGTGGGGAATTGACTTGGATATTTATGTGAAACCTTCGACGCAGGCTTATCCAGCCATGCAACCATCTTCGGCCAGTACTCACGAAAGGCAATCCCGGCGATAAAGCAGATCAGTGCGGTCGCTGCCATCGCAATTGCCTCCTTACGGGCTTGTGTAACTTATCCCAGCTCTCATCGAACTTACGACCTGCCATCGCCCTCGCTGTCGCTTCATGGTCCGGCTGGTCGCGCTTGATTCTTTCGAGCAACTCGGACAATTGTACCGCTTTCGGTTTTGGCGTCGGTTTCCCGAAGATAGCGTACAACCCATAACCGGCTCCCTGCAAGGGAGAATCTTCGCCATTTTTGGTCGATTCGATCTTTTCCGGCTCATCCGGGTTAGCCTGCACGATCGGCATTAGCCGCCTCAATTGCACGCACCTGTCGGCAACCTGCCAGTTAGGAACTTCGATCATTTGATGATCTGCGGTCTCGCCAAGTTGGATCGTGATGCCTAACCGTTCCCTCATCAGCGTGTCGCGACCGAGCTTGTCCCTCGTAGATGCATGCGGAGCCGGAATCCCAGCCTTTCTCAAGATAGGCGTCATGCGATTATTCACCGAATTGGCGTTTTCGCCCATTGTTGCGGTGTTTTTGGTCGCCTCAGCATCGAACGAGTGCGCGAAATTGATGAATTGCGGCATCTTCCCGTCTTCGAGAGCCCAATCCACAATGCATTTTGCCAGCTCTTCAGGCTCTTTCTCGCGCTCGTAGAGCTCATCGTAGGTATAAAGAACCCCGTCATCGTCCATGACATGCTTGTAGTAACTGGCTGGGTGCGCAAAGCCCCAATTGCCAGAAATCCACTGCTTCCACCAAGGTTTGATTTCGAGATGCGCTCGATCAAACACATGAATCGCCTCATCCCACACGCCCCTGAAGTATCCGCCCGCCGCGCCCCACTTGCCGTACTTCAAGGCTTCCTGAAAAGCCAGCGGATACTGAGCCAGGTTCAACAGGAATTGAGGGTCGTTGGCGTAAACAGGGTTGTCGAGATAGGTTGCCGGGAAATAAGCAAAATCGCGCGGATTGTAGGCCTCTTTTTGGGAGTCATCCATGCCTGAACACGGCACCTTCTTGACGAACAGATCCTCAACCCACAACGCACCCACGCCGATCGGGTTGCCGGCCCCATACTTGCGCGCATAAGGACTCACGGGGCAGCGATTCCAGGCGCTCGTTCGCATCCATTGGTTGAATGTGAAGTCGCACATCTCGTCGTAGCCGATGTGAAACCATTGTCCTTGATAGCCCCATGCGTCGTTCTCGTACTGCATTGAGCCAAACTTAGTCGTGGCGCCATTGAGCCAAGTGACGATCTTCTTCTGTTCGTGATATTGGCGGTAAAGCTCTTGAGGAATGGATTCGCGAAATCGGGTGATGACTGTGTCGTCGAGTTGTGGTGTAGTGCGCCGGAGAAGCAACGTGTGGACCTGGGGCCCAAGTTCACAATTAAACTCGTTCGCTGCTGTGAACTGCTCCATGATCATAGCCAGCGTTTTGCCGGGGCCAGCGGCACCACCGAGGAAGCCATAAGGCGCGGTCGAGCAATGGAATGCGCGCTGGAAGGGATATGGGTCGTACTTCTTCGTCATGTCGTAGACGAAGCGCTCGGGACCGCTCTTGACGCTGGAGATCATATGCGGTTCAATGGGGCCTCACTGAGGTATTGATTGCGCCGGGATGGTGAGGGTCCCGGTGATTGGCGATGTGCCTGTCTGGATCGTGATCGGAATGGTTTGCGCCGGAATACTCAGGGTGCCGGTTGGTGGTGTCACGGGAATGTTGATCGTGTAGGCCGCCGTCGAGGTTGGTGATTCGGTGTCGCCGGGTGCCGTTGCATAGGCCGTCAGGGTCTCCGTGGCCCCCACTGCGAGCGGTTTAGTATAAGCCGTCGCCGTGCCGCTGTTGATCGCGTAGTAGATGGTTGCGCCGGGGGTTGTGTCAGAGATAGCGACTGTTTGTGCCGAAGTGTAAGTCCCCGGACCCGGCAGGAAAGTCGGCGTCGAGACTGTGGCTGGTGTGACTACCGAGCCTGCCGTGTAGGTGAATCCGTAGATGACAAGAGGCGTGACGGCTCCCGAAGTAGAACCCGCCGTGGCCGCCGTCAGCCCAACATAAGCTGTGTCCCCGCCTACCAGCGCCGGGATGTTGACGTTCGACCATGTATTGGTAAAGCATTCGGGGCCGGGGCACGATCCGCCTGAACTCGCGTCATAGAGATTCAGTGTTAGGTTCGAGCCGTCGTAACTGATGGTAGCCAAATAAGTATCGCCAGTGCTCGTGTCGATTGAAGATGCAGGCGAATTCAATGAAACTGGCGCTGTGCTGATCTTGCTTGGAGTGAAGTCCGTAGAGATGTAAGGCGGGATACAAGGCGATTGGCTGGCTGAGTAGATTTGCGCGCTACTGTGAGTGAATGTGTAGGGGTACGGAGCACTTGCCGAAAGCGCGGAGCTGGAGTCGAGTTCGAGCGCAAATACATTATTTGGCTCTGGGTTAGGAGGTGTTTCCTGATACCCGAATGCCTGATAAAAGCCCGCTTCGCACCCTGCTCCAGCCGTGAAGGTTCCCCCCTCTGCCGAATTTGTACCCGGCTGATTATTCGTATTGTTCAAAAGGAA